TGTTCCAAGCCATTATTCAGATCCCAACAGATACCCATAGATTCCGCAAGCAACTCCACCAGTAATAAATCCCGCAGGGAGAAATATGAGACCAGTACCTAAAGAAACACCCACGACGAATAGAAACATCAAACAGTTTGCAAGGTTGCGGCGTGTAGCGAATAACTTTAGTTTGCGATAAATATCCATTTAGACCGTCACCTTAGCAAATGAAAGACCTATTTAATACTACATTATGTATCTATCCACATTTACGAGGACACATGACCGCTGACTGGAATAAAATTTACGAATACCTGCAACCGAAGGATCCTTTGTTTTGTCCTGAGGAAGCATCGTTAACTCAGAAAGTATTTTTACGGAGTTATTCACTTGAAGGTCTTTTTGGCGGAGCGGCTGGTGGTGGCAAAAGTAGTGCCTTGCTTATGGCGGCTTTGCAATATGTTGATGTCCCTAACTACTCTGCGATTCTCTTTCGTCGCACCTACGCCGACTTGGCTCTGCCGGGCGCTTTGATGGACCGTTTCCGAAATTGGGTTATGTCCTACGAGGATGTCCATTGGAACGCGAATAGTTATGTGGCTACTTTCCCTTCTGGTGCCCGTGTTTCCTTCGGCTATCTGAATAATACGAACGATTATCTGCGATATAAGGGTTCGGAGTTTCAGTTCATAGGTATGGATGAGGTCACCGAAATCCGTGAAAGTGATTACAGGTATATGTTCTCCCGTTTACGTCGTCCTGCTTCGGGTCCGCTTTCCAAGGTTCCACTGCGGATGCGCTCGGCATCAAACCCTGCCCCTAATTGGGTTCGCCAACGCTTTATCGTAGAGGGCAAAAATGAGCAAAGATTTTTTGTACCCTCGTTTTTAACTGACAACCCAGGAATTGACGCCGACTCCTACCGTCAAGCATTGTCCGTTCTTGACCCTGTTGAGCGGAAAAGGCTTGAGTTTGGGGACTGGTGGGCTACAACTCTTGGAACATTGTTTGACAGAACCGATTTCCCCATTATTGACGGTTCAGATGTCCCCGAAATCACTAGTAGCGCTCGCGCCGTAAGGTATTGGGACTTGGCGGCGACCGAACCCCATTCAGGGAATACCGACCCCGACTGGACGGTAGGTACGCTCATGCTGTTTGACCAAGGAATCGCCTATGTCATGGATGTCCGCAAGGTTAGGGCTAAATCAGACAAGGTGGAGTCCTTCATCTCTCAAACCGCTCAAGAGGACGGCAAAGCGGTGGCAATCAGAATGGAGCAGGAACCCGGTTCGTCAGGTAAAGCCCTAATTGATCAATATGCAAGGTATGTCGTTCCGGGCTGGGACTTGCAAGGCATCAGGTCGTCGGGGGATAAAGAAACGAGGGCGAGACCATTCGCCGCGGCTGTAGCAAATGGGAATGTGCGCTTGGTGCGAGGCAAGTGGATAACTGATTGGCTTGACGAAATTTCTTCGTTTCCTGAGGCATGCAATCACGATGACCAAGTTGACTCTGCGGTTGGAGCATTTACTTTTTTAACTGGATTGGGGTTGCCACAGAGGAAAAGAGCCACTATCATCGTGTGAGATAAACCTATACCACTATTGCCCGAAAGGAATAGAAATATGAAAAAGACCCTAAAACCGCCAACAAAAACGCAGTTACGAACTGCCACCAATCAAAGCAAGACAGTTATTTCTGAGTGGGTTAAAAACTCTCGCACAACATTGGAACTGAGCCAAGAAGGTTTGGCTGAAATCGCAGGTGTTGATCGCAAGACGATTAACCGAATTGAAAACGGACATTTCTCACCAAGCATTGATACTTTGGTGAGAATTTCTGTATCTCTCAACTCAAAGATTCCATCACTCGTATGAGCAATTGGGACAACGAAAACCTAGCGCCATTTATTGAAATCCGTAAAGCCTTAATGGCTATCGGCGACAAGGCTCTAGAAAACCTAGATCAAGACGATGAACAACTTTGGTTTGACACACTCGTCTTGCTCCACTCTGTTAAGAGCGATATTGCAAGCATTTTCACTCAGTATTCAAACTTGATTGCTACCAAACTTGAAAAAGATGAGGCAACAGCATCAAACGGTCAGAAGATTGAGAAAAAATCAGCCTTTGACCGTAAGGGTTGGAAGCACGAAGATCTTGCTTCAGAAGTTTTGCGCAGACTAAATGACCTGTCTGTTGACATGGATACGGGCGAAGTTGTGATGTCTTCTAGTGAGATTGCAATGAAACTTCTTGATTATGTACAGCCATCGTATTGGCGTATAAAAGAATTGTCCAAACTTGGTATCAACGCAGATCAGTACTGCGAAGTCGGAGAACTAAAAACAAGCATCATCGTGCGAAAGGAACAGTCATGAGCGAGATCTACCAACAGTTAGCAGAATCCTTCCCACCAGAGATGGTGCGTAGGTTGAACAAGGGTGGAACGAACCTGATCTACATTCCGATCAGTGAAGTTATTACACGGATGAACAAAATCATTGGTGTTGAAAACTGGTCGTTCACCGTTAAGTCATGGCAACAACTTGGAACATCTATCGTCGCGCATGTTTCCGTTCAGGCAACAATTGACGGCAAAACAATCACACGCGAAGGCGTTGGTGGGCAGAAGATTAAAATGTCAAAACAGGGCGATCCTGTTGATATTGGTGATGAAGTCAAGGGTGCTGTTTCTGACGCACTTAAAAAGGCTGTTCAGACATTGGGGATTGGCTTGTATCTTGCTCGTAGCGAAGAGGCTATGGAGATTGAGCAGGCTATTGATGCAAGTATCTCAGCCCCTCCTCTACCTGTTGTTTCACCAAAGTACACTCAGTTCAAATCGTTGCTTGAGTCAAAAGAAGAGAACAAGGCAAAGATTAAGACTTTTTGGTCTAACTATGGTGGTGGTCGTCCAGTTCCAAAGCCTTCAGAGTTCACTGAAGAAGAACTTGATGCACTTATCACGGAATTGATCTCTTACCAGTTTGAGGGGTCGGTTATCGTAGAGGCACCAGCACCAAAGAAGACCAAATCTCCTGAGATGCCACCTCGCAGAGATATTGACTGATGTGCTCAACGCCCCTGAATATCTTTCACCAAGTTCCATAGCCACATTCCATCAGTGTCCGTTAAAGTACAAACTTTCTCGGATTGATGGGTTGAAGGAACCAGCAACAGAACACACATTGCTAGGCAACTATGTGCATTCCATTTTGGAAGAGTTTTATCGTCTTGAAGCATCCGAACGAACTGTTTTGGGTGCTAGGACGCTGTTCCGTTCCATTTGGGATGATTACTCGCAAGCGGTAACAGATATTTACCGAAGCAATAAGGTTCACATTGATGAGTTCAGACTTAGGGCTCGCTACTGTGTAGAAAACTTGCTAAAGATGGAACCATCTGACTCAATTGAGTTTGATGGTATTGAAACAGAATTAAATCATTCTGTTCTTGGTGTTCAAATCAAAGGCTTTATTGACCGTTGGGCTATCAAGGACGGGAAATTAAACATCGGCGATTACAAAACTGGTAAAGTTCCACAGTTGCGATTTCGTGACGACAAGTTTGATCAACTTTTAATTTATGCGATTATTTTATCTGAACTTGAAGATAAAGAGATCGGCACATTGGAGTTGCTTTACATTAAAGATGGAGTTAGGTTAACCAAAGAACCGACAGAAGAAGATGTAAATAGAATTAAGTCAATGCTCGTGGAAACGAGAAATGCCATAGACGAACGATGCCAAACTGAAGTTTTTGAAACAAAAGTTGGGGTGTTGTGCGGATGGTGCCACTTTAAACCTATATGTCCTGCATGGAGTAAAAACAAATGAACGATGAAGCATTTTCGCGACTTGTCGCGGAAGAAGTAAAAAACAAAGCATCTGAAGCCCAAAGGAAGTATTTGGCACTGCCTGAAAACTTGGAAAGGTGGAAGCGTGCTTTGCAGTATCTTTCTTCAAATCTTGAGGATCAGATTGTGGAGATTGACCGTCAGGAGAAAATCCGCCTCAGCCAGTATGAAGGATTGGGCGCAGAGGGCGATCTTCTTCTCGCAGAGGCTTCTGCTAATTCTGCTATTCGGAGATCAAAAATTGATCGGTTCAGATTCTTTGTGACCGCAAAACTTGATGAAGTTACAAGGATCTCCTCGTCTTCTTCTGATGAAAATTTGTCTGATGATTTCTATCGCAGGGCAATCAAAAAGTGGTGGTCTCTGATGGAAGATTTTGAGATGGAACCAACACGAATTGATCATGCACTTTACGCATCGTTGGATGGCAAATGGGAGTTTGACGACCTGAGCCTAGAAAATAACTTTGACGATTACGAAGACTAAAGGATCATCTTTTGACCCGTCAACGATTGTTCCTTGATACTTCTTGTGTTGATGCCGCGCGAGAGCGGTTGCGCCATGTTTACGATACTTTTGACACTGTTTGCTATCAGTTCTCTGGAGGTAAAGACAGTACGGCGATCATTTATTTGGCAAAAGAAATACATGAAGAACGGAACTTAGGAAAAGTAAAAGTTATTTTTCGTGACGAAGAGATGGTCAGCCCATCGGTTGTTAGTTTCGTTGAAAAAGTTCGTAACTATGACTGGGTTGACATGGAGTGGTATTGCCTTCCATCAGGTCAAGAGATTTGGGTTTTGGGTAGGCGAGAGTATGTTTTGCTATGGTCACCTCAAAGAAAAGCAGAAGGTCGTTTAGTTAGAGAAATGCCTGAATGGGCTATTAGGGCTGAACACTTTGGTTTAGATCCATCAAAGCCTTGCCCCAATCTTGTTGACTACTACACGATGCAGGGGAAAAAAGGCAGAACCGCTTTTGTCATGGGTGTTAGAGCGAACGAGTCAATGGTTAGATATCGCTCATGTGTACAAAAATTACACGAAAACTATATT